CCATAGGAGGTGGCAGTGGCCGTTCCATTGCCACGGGGCATCCAAGCACAGAGGATCTGCGCGTTGGTAGTTAATCCCGTGGTGAAGGTGAAGCCGTGCTCTATTCCTCCAGCGGCATATTTGTGGAGTCCGATGTACTTCTTGACTATGGGGGGCATCTTGTCGTCTCCATAAGCTGTCTCAAAGAGGACCTGTCCCAAAGGGGCGTCTGCAGTGATAATACCTTTGCCAGTCTCGTATGCCTGGCCGTAGAGGGCATCCTCAAGATTCATCCTGGGGCCAACCATGTCGAGCCATGTGGGATCTACACTCCCAAAGCCTTCCATGGGGGCAGGATTCATTATCCCGAGTTCTGCCGGTCCAGTACCAGGCATGCTAGCACCATCTCCGTGCATTATCTCTTCTGCGGTAGCTGGGATGTCAGGGGCCATTGAAGTGGCCGCCGATCCTCCAGACTTTCCGGTCATGAAAGCAGATTTCAAGGCATCTCCTCCAACCTGCGGTGCACTCTGTCTGATTGTCTCAACCAAATCTGTAGTGTCCTCTGCAAGTCTCAGGCGGATGCGCATTGCCAGGGGGACCGCGTGGGGCCTCTTGTCAAAGTAGGACTGAGCAGCTCTCAGATAGTCTTGGATAGCAGGATTGTAAGCCTTCCACTCTTCGTAGGTGGTCTTCCGAAAGAAGCGGACCAGCTGTTTCAGGTCATCGGTGGGCTTGTCTTTGGAAAGACAGTTACCCTGCAGGACGCACTGGGCAAAGCTCCTGGTCTCCAGTATTTCTAGTTTTTTAAGTGAGCTAGTTCCACTTAGTTGCTGCCCCGATTCTGTCGAGGAAACAGGCTGATCATCAGGGATGTCAGCGGTTTCTTCCTCATTCTGAGGAGTTGGGGGGGGGGGTGTCCAGCCATCGTCACTTTGCTCCTGTTGGAAGCGGAGCTTGTAGCGGCGATCGAATGCCATTTCGTCCAACAACTTCAAGAGGACGGTTTGAGAATATTCTTCAACCTCTCCCTCTGTGAAGGCGTCAGAGAACTCGATGGCGAGCACTCTCCTGTGGTTTCTTGGGGCTCTGGTCCAGCCCTTGGGTGGTCTCTCATTTTGGGGTCCACACTTGAATGGATCGTCAGTGATAGGAACTCCAGCTGCGCTAACAATATCCCTCGCTGAGAGCGCAGAAAGCGCGAGTCTTCTGACTCTGCTTCCCGAGCTGAGCTCGACGAACCTTGGGAGCTCGTAGAACTCGACGTTGACGCAGTGAGATCCTCCACCAACGCTGTAAGCGCCTGGCGATTCTTCTGCCTCGCTTCTAGTATCTCGGTCCATGTTATATCTTGCTTCCATGGACTTCTGTGAAACATTTGAGGTCATCTCCACTTTGCTTTGGTACTCTGCTATGGCTAGATTAACTAGTCCAGATGTCAAATCTATCGTGGATAGAGTGTTAAGTTTAGGGGACTCAATCCTCTCACCCCACAGTGCACCACACATATTCTCGTAGGTCATAGGGACGTAGTCCAGATCTAATTTGTTCTTGTTGTAAA